TAAACCAGTTAACTGCGTTGCATAATCTTTACCTAGATCTTCTACAAATTGTGGTGGTAAACTACGTGTTTCTGTTATTGCCATTAAATTACTTCTCCTATTCTCTCTGATACACTAAACATCTCTTGAGCGCCAGTGTTTCCTTGTGATTCCTCTGATACTCTACCACCATTTTCTAAATTTTTCATCATATTTTCCATAACTTCTGCACCTTTATCTATATCTCCACCGCCAGCATTTCTAACAGCATCTGCTGTAAATACAAATTCATTTACACTTAGTCTTGCAGGTACATCGTCGGCTTTTTCTTCTCTACCTATTGGTACAAATCCACCTTCATTTCTATAATCTTTTTCCATACCACCAAGGTTCATGAGCCCACCTTCTTCAGCCATGACTCTTTGTCTACCATAACCACCAGCTCTATTAGGTAACACTGGACCTATAGGTTTTGGAGCAAAAGGATTTATAGGTTTAGTTGGATCTGCTGGTAATGGTTGACCACCGCTACCACCTAGTGAAAATCTAGATCTTATTAATCCACCATCTTTAACTCCATAAGTTTCATAAGGTAAATAAGTTCCTAATCTTTGATCGGGTCCTAAAAAAGCATATGCATTAGTTATAGCTTTTATTTTATCTGGATCACCATCAGCATCATCTAAAGCTTCATTTAATGATGCTCTCATTTCAGCAGGCACAGCTTCTTTCCCTGTTATAGGATCAATTAATCTACCACCTCTGTTATTAAAACCTTCTAAAGAATCTTGTTTAGCCGGACCAGCTAAAGCTCCACCTAATGTAATTAAACCAGCCATTTTTAATGGATTAAATACTTGTTTTCCTGCTTCGTTAGCAGAAAACAAAAGAGGATTTGATTTACTAAAAAAACTACCTGGTCCAGTTAAACTAAATTTACTTCTACCTGCTGCAGTAAATGGATTTCCACCACCGCCACCATAATAAAATGCAGCGCCAGCTATAGCAGCTTTACCTATGTCACTGCTTAAAACTTTTTTAGCAGCTTTAGTTACTTTTTTAAATATACTACCTAGACCGTATGCTTTTCTTCCTGTAGTAGTATCCATAATACCACCAAAGGCTCTTGGTATTCTACCACCTTGATTATAAAAACCTCGTGTAACATCAGCTCCAACTTTTTGTTCGTTACCAAATCTGTATTCAAATTCATCTTCTTCAACTTCATTTTCAACATTATTTTCTCCTGGAAAAGGATAAGGATAAGGTAAATATGATTGGTTGTTACCTTCTCCTCCAGTTGGTGGATTAATTTGATCTGGAGTTTTACCTCTATTAGCTAAAGCGTCTAATTTTGCTTTTGAAATATTTGGGTCCATGGAAAGCAAATTATAATCTCTCATTAAATTCTTAGTATTTTCTAATGTAACTTGTGTATCAGGTCTTGTTTTAGACAATAGAGCTTGTAGCATACTATAATTAGTTGATGGATTTACAGTGTATAAATTTGGTCTTGAGGATTCTATTGATGTGCCTTTATTACTTATTAAATTTTCTAATCCTTTATCTATTGTATTACCATATATATCTTGTGTAAAATCATAGTCCATGTCCATATCTCCATGAACATATTTTTCTAATCTTTTAGCTAATTCAAATGCTCTTTTTTGTGCTAGTTTTATATTTTGTTTTTTTTGAAAATTAGTATTATATTTATTTATTCTATCAAAAAAACCTATTGGTCTACTACCTATTGGGCTAACTCCACCAAATTGTTTTTCGTATAAATATTTTTGCTTGTCTATAACTGCTTTACTTGGAGTAGATGCATTTTGATTTGCTACTTGTGTTGGAGTAAAACCTTGATTGTCTGCTTGAAATTGAGTAGCTCCATGAGATACTCTATCTTCTCTACTTGGATTAGGACCTTTGCTTGTAGCTCCTTTATCAAAAGAAGATGTAGAAGCATCCATACCCCCACCTTTAAAACCTTTTCTATGTATTGCTGTTAAACCAGCCATGATTACATTCCTTTGTTGTAAAGACCTATAATCCCGCCGTTCGCTCTCATTGCAACTTTTTCATTAACGTTAACATCAGCTATACCACCACCTGGCATTTTTTCTGCTACGTTAACATCTTCCTGCATGGATGCTACACCGGATTGATCTTGTTGCAACTGTTGTATAATTTGTTTCCAGATTCCACTAGCAAAGAAAGCTTCAAAACTAGCAAACTGAGCCTTTTGTTCTGGTTCCATTTGTGACCATATTTCTGCGGCTACTGTTTTACCTTGAGTATCTTCTTCCATACCCATTCTAATATCACCTCTATTATATTTAATATCAGGTGCACCAGTTTCTATTGATTCTCTCATTGAAATTTTTTCGTCCATAGTATCTCCTTTTACTTTGTTTTTGCAAACAAATCAAGAGGTGGCATGATAACTGTTACATCTCTTTGCACATCCTCTTCAGGTATATTTGCAGCTTTTAAAGCTTCTTCGGTCTTATAGACCTCTCCTGTTTTCTTGTTTTTAATTGTAGTTATTATTTTTTCTGGTGTTATTGTTGGTATGTCTGTCATTATGTTGTTACCTCTTTCTTAATGTTTAAATAACTAATAGCTACATCAAACGAATCTGAAGTGCTTGATTGCACTGTAAAGGTTTTACCACCTTCTACTATTAGCGGTTGAGTTAATAATTCTGTAGTTTCATTAGCTGTTAAAGCTTTAGATTTTATAGCTGTAATACTATTGTTTAAAATAGTTACAACTGGTGTACCAGCTGAAGTAACTAGTATTGATTTAATTAAATATGTCTCACTTACTAAAGGATTGCCTGATCCAAAAGGTGTTAATGCAGATCCGCTAGTGTTGTTATCTATACCTACAAATTTATATTGGTTTACTACTGCCATTAATCTAAAAAGAAACTTCTAGCTTCTATCTCCTGTTTTAATTCTTCTTGAAACGTTGTATTTAATTTTTCTAATACGGCATCTAAATCTCTAACTAAAGATTGTGCTACATCTTGTTCGTATTCATTACTAGCTCTAGTTAATGTTTGTACTATTTTAGCCACTAAATGCTCCTAATCCAAAATTAATTGCGTCAGTTCGTTTATCTTCTTCTTGTTTCAATCCTCTTAAATCTTGATCTCTCATTCTATTAAATTTCATAGGAAGCATAAAACGCATATCCAACTCATATTTTTCTTCAGGAGCTAAACTTTGTAAATATTTATTTACAGCACCCTTATCTTCTTTTAACAATTTATTTATTTTTGCAGCTTTATCTTCAGGGCTATTATAAACATCTGTTTTTAATAAACCAAATAAATTAGCTGTTAAATCTTCTGCAGTTTCTTTTTCAAAAAAACCTTTTCCAAATTCATTAGTAGCAGCTCCTGCATAAGCAAGTACATTTGCTATTGCTTTTTTTACAGGATCAACACCTCGATCTGATACTGCTCCTCTTTTAAAATTCATACTTGGTGGCACTGTTTTCATAGTAAAAGATTTAGGATCAATTAATTTTAAAATACCATCTCTTAATAATGATGTAGAAACACCATGTCTTATGTTAGATAATTTTCCTCCAGATGTTTTTAATACTTCGCCAGGATTATCTGGATTACGTTCACGATATTTATTCATTGAATCAAACCCTTGATCATATATTTGATCTGTATCTATCCCAAATAATTTCACTATCTTCTTCCTCCAGCTTGTATGTCTAATCTAAATGTACCTAGTTTCCAACTAGTGTCTACTGCTGTGTTAGATATAGTAAGAGCTATTGATCTAGCTCTAGCTCTTGTATCAACTTTTGTGGTGCTAGAAGATATAGTAAATGGTCCGAGTGATGAACTAGCTGCTGTTTCATTAGGATAGTTTCTAAGATCTAATTGTATAATAGCATTTCCTTGTTGACTAATAAAATCAGGTATAATTCTACTAACTCTCATAATGCTTTCACCATCACCCCTAAGATCAGCCATGTTAGTAGCAGATCCTCTTATAATTTTTTGTGTAATATCATAATCACCAGATGTAATGTTAGATGGAATAGCTGTTGTTACTCCTCCTCTTATTTGATTAACTCCTGTTTCATGTTCATAATAATATGTAATTCCCTCTGTGTTTCCTGTTACATCAAAAGAAGTATCTGTATCTGCATCGTATTGAGTAGCATGAGGTAAACCAAATACAGCTGAATCTTGCCATGTTGTTCTAGTAAATAAAGAACTTGCGTTAGTAAACCATATTGGACGTTTTGCTGTTGAGTCTAGATAACTATAAGTCACAGATCTTAAATTTACATTTGAATCTGATGTAGGATAAAACCATATAACTTCTCCAAACAAATTATTAATACCACAATAAATCATTTGATTAGATGTTGTGTTAAGATCATTATAAACATAGTCTTCAACTAAACAATCCATAGATTCTAGTTTACCAGTGTATCTAAAGAAACCATTATCAGACATCCAATACGCAGCACCATCAACTTCTACTGCAGCGTTCTTACCTATTAATCCACAGTTAGTTCCAACCTGTTCGTAAGCAAATGTAAAAGGAGTTCCAACAAATCTCATAGTAAATAAAGATGTATCACTCCAAACGTAAATTGCATTTCTACCTAACTTAGCTCCAATGATCCGTGATCCGGCGGCCAGTCTTTGTGTACCAGCACTATTGGTTGCTGTAGGTGCATAATCATTAATATTTTCTTGAGATGAAAATCTTATAAACATTTCATCTTGTGTTGTTTTATCACCAATGGTTGTTTCAGTTCCAAAAAATACTAAGTGACGATCGGGTGTAGAGACTAACATATCTCTAGACGCTGTTGGTGCACCACTAATAATGGTAGCTCTTGTGCTTACTGCATTTGCTAAATCTGAATTCCATTCAAAACACTCACCGTTAAATATTAAAGCTATTAAGTTACTTCCTAAATTATCTAAAGACCACATACCTGGTTCTGCAACTTTATCCGTGGTCGATGCTGCTTGACCCCATGCTGCATAATTACTAGTATCAGTTACAGTTGCTCCAGTGCTATGTGAAGCGTTTGTAGTTCCTCTAACATTTCTAGTTATCCCTGTAAAACTTGTAGCTGTAACTCCTGTGTAAGATATTTCTTCAGTGCCTACCAATATAAAATTAGTTCCTGAAGATGGAAAGTTAGCCGTGCTTGCTACATTAATTGTAGTTCCACTTCCACCTGTTCCAGCAGAGTCGGCATTTAATCCTCCGTTTAGTGTTGTAGTTTGAGGACTTGATACAGTTCCACCCCATTGAGAAATACCATAACCAAAAACTCCTACCTGGTCTGGTGGTCCTACATGGTAATATTGAAAATAAGTAATACCTCCAGAAGTAGTTGCTCCAGCTCCTCCTTCATTACCGGGCATTGTAATAGTAATTTCTGTTCCTGAAGGGACAGAAGTTACCATAAATTTTTTATTACAAAAATCTGCAGCGCCAAAATTAGATCCTGTAATTGTACTAAAAGTACTAATGTCTCCAAATAATATTATATCTCCTGCTAAAAAACCATGAGCTGAAGGAAAAGTAATAGTAACATCTGGTTGACCATTAGTTGTGCTAAATGCATTTGTAATAGCTGTGCCTGATGGATTTTTTAATGGGTGTATATCGTAGTATACACCTCCAGTATATACATATAAAATTCTATTAGTTCCAATTATAGAATATTTAATACCTTCTTTATTTACCATGTGATGCAATCCTCTAGCTGCACCTGTTAATTTTGTATCACCTAATTGATTCCAACCACCTATTTTTTCTGGTGTTCCGTATCTAAAACGTACGTTTTCACCTTCTGTCCATTGAGACTCAGCTCCGGTAGAGGTGACTTGTTTATTAAATCCTGGTAAAAAGCCTAATTTTTGTAACATATAAAAACCTGTTTAGTCGGTAATATAGCAGATTATTGATAAATTCAATTATTATTATACGTAAGAAAACCAACCAGTTGCAATATACTTAGTTTCTTTTTTAGCTACACAACCTCTATGTAAATGAGTCCAGTCAGAAGGCCATATTAACGTTAAACCTTTTTCTGGTTTTATTTTAATTTTTTGATGACACCACTCTGTTTCTCCGTCTTCTTTAACTGTATTTAAATAAGTCATGAAAGCCATTATTCTATGACATGAAATTAAGTTTGAATTTTCTGTATGCCAGCCAACAAAACCTTCACCAGGTTTATATTTTTGTATATTAATTAATTCTTTCATAGACCAAGGAGCTAAATATAAATTTAATGCAGGAAATATTTTTTTATATTCTTCTACACAATTTTTTAATTCAAAAGAATATGGCACCATATTCATATCTTCCATGTTTACACTAATATCGGTAGATGTTTTTTTATTCTTATCAAAACCAGTATCTAAATTACCTAACTTTTGTAATTTTTTATTGTCTTCAAAATAATTTATAATTTCGTCACATACTTCAGGATTAATATACCAACCTTTTAAAAAACCTTCTTGTTTATTTAATTTATATTCTTTCAAAATATTACCACGTCCAAGATATCGCTGAATAACGAGTTCCTTTTTTTACAGGTTTTACTTCATGTGGAAACAAAAAATTAGAAGGAAATATTAAAACATCTCCTTTTTTAAAATCTAATTTTTTACCTTGCATTATAAATTCTCCTCCAGAATAATCATTATTTAAAGAACATACTACACTTAGTATTGGCACACCTCTTCTTGTTCCATCAAATATATTTGTTATGTGATCACAGTGTTGTGCCATTTGTTTGTTTTTTTTATATTTATTATATCTTAAAAGAGAATAACTATCCCAACTATCAAACCATGAAAACTTTAAATATTTTAAAATATAATCATGTATTGCATTCCAATACTTATCCATAATTTCTTGATTTGTAGTAATTTGATCTGTGTACATTGTAGACAATTCTTTACTACCAGATAATTTAACTTCTTGTTTTGTTGCTCGATTATAAAAAGAATGTTCATTCCATTCAGTTTTAAAAGTTTTTAATTGTTTTACTGTTTCTTCACAAAGTGAATCTTTTAAAAAACCTTTATAATTTTTTACATAAAAATCTAAATTGTTTTTCATAGAATTAATTCAGTTAATGATAATCGATGTCCTAAAGTTCCTTTAACAAAAACATTAAATGCTAAACTCATTCTTGCATTATTACCTTTTTTTAAATCTACAGCGTGAGTTGTAGAAGAAGGAAACATAACTAGTTTTCCACTAGATACAGGATAAACCCAAGAATCACTGTTAAACCAATTAAATGCTTTTGGCATTAATTTAATAATTTCATGTTTATCTCTATTTTTAAAAAATTTTATATTATCATTTTCTTTATCTGCATTTATATATAAGACGCCTGAAACTAAAGAATTAGGATGATTATGTATATGGTGATGTTGTTTTTCATTTGTAACATTTAACCAAGATTGAGTTATGTAAGGTTTTATTTTATTTTTAGTTTCATATACTTTGTCAAAGTATATCTTTATGTGTTGATTTAAAATTTTTTTAATATCTTTTAATGCAGGTTTATTTAAAATATAATTATCATTTGAAGTAATATTACCTTCATTTGAATTATAACTTTTCATAGATTTGGCAAAAAAAGAATTTTCTTTTTTTAAAAAAGGTCTGGGTAAATTAGATAAGTAAATAGGTACTGGAAAAATACCTTCTATAGTAGTTGATACAGCTTCAGGAACAAATTTTTCTTTCATAAAATTCTATTTTAAATATATATATAAAATAGATCAAGTCAATAAAAGTTTATTCTTCTTCTTCTAGTGGTCCTTCTACGAGTATCCAATTTGTAGTTGCTTCATCCCATTGAAAAGCACTAGGACTTGGATCAGTTGGTTGTGCAACGGGTGCTTCCCAATTACATGTTTCTTCATTTAAAATCCAAGACTCATATGGTTTTGGTGGAATAAAAGCATCTCTAGTTTGATCATAACTAAAACCTTCTCCTGGAGAATTTTTTCTAAAAGGAGTGCCTCCTAATTTATGAACACCTGCTTGAGTATTATAAGAACCTTGAACCCAAACCGAAGTTTGTTCTTTGTATAAAGTTCTTAAAAAAGCAATACCTCTAAGTTCAGATTCTTCTCCACCTGAATCTTCTAAAATTTTATTATTAACTGAAGTAACTGTAATTACTTCTCCAAAATCATTTATTCTTGCAAATATAGCCATTACGCTGATGTGCTCCATGAACCAGAGCCAGTAAATTTTAATATCGTATTACTACCACTTGTTGTTATTGTAGGTTCACCTGTAGTTAATTCTGAAAAACTTGCAGTAGGCACTGAAATAATTACAACACCTGAACCACCAGCTCCTTGGTTTCCCCCGCCGCCACCGCCAGAATTTGCCGTGCCGGGCTGTCCACCTTGATAACCAGGTTGGTTTCCTCCAGATCCTCCGCCGCCAGATCCTCCGGGTCCTGAACCTCCACCATTTTCAGAAGCTCCTCCGCCTCCTCCAGCGTATGTTACAGATCCTCCGGTAATTGAACTTGAACTTCCATTACCACCACCACCTCCCGGTGCTGATGTGCTTGGAGCAGATGATCCTGTTCCTCCAGCTCCACCTCCTCCGGCTCCTGGATAATAAGGTCCCCCAGGTCCTGCAGCGTTACCGCCGCCGTTACCTTGTGATGGACTTGTAGAAGGTACGTTTCCGTTACCACCAGTACCTCCATTACCTCCGCCACCACCGCTTCCTCCGGTTTGACCAGTATTAGATGCGCTTGCACCTTTACCGCCTCTTGCAGCAGCATAAGTACCTAAATTTGGTGATGCATAAGATGAGTCTGTACCGGTACCATTATATGGACCACCAGTACCAACAGTTACTGTTACTGTTTCTTTTGTAGAAATACCTACAGAACTATTAGTTCTAAAACCTCCGGCTCCTCCGCCGCCTCCGTTATTGGCTCCGCCGCCACCGCCGCCACCAACAACTAAAAAATCAACGTTAAATGGAAATGCAATAATTTTACCTGGTCCACCTCCAGCTCCAAATCCTAAAACTTGATAACCAAAAGATTTTCCTCGTGTTGATTTTTTTTTATTTGAACCCTTACCTTCGACTGTAAGAGGTAAATCTAATTTTTCTCTCATAGTTCAATTCCTTATGCGTCGTTAGCTGCGTCAGTAGTAAAGAATAATCTAATTCCTAGAACTCTAGCATCACCTGTAAAGGTGTCACTGCCGTCATCAGCTTTTCTAAATAATTGAAAATAAGTTTGCTCTCCGGCTGCAGGTGAACCTGCAACTGTCATTGCACCACTTTCAGATGTAATTTGTTGATCTTCTACTGTGCCAATACCAGCATCTGTAATTTCTACTGCTGTTCCATATACAACATCGATAGTGTCACTATCTGCACATGCAACTCCTTGTAAACCATATATACAGTTTCCTGTATTTGTGCTGCTTGGTGTCCAATATACTTGATAAGTTACTGTTCCTTCATTCCATGACTTAGGAAATGCTACTGAAAATTGTGCGTATTCTTTTGTACTTGCGTCAAAATCTAATACTTTTAAATCTGGTCTTGTTGCTGTTGTTTCTGCTTGCGCAGCTTCAGCACCGTTAGTTGTAGCTCCATACATAGCAGCAGCTGGAACCCACATAGTTTCTTTTCCTGCAATTTTAACTGCAGCTGATCCTGATTTAAGAGATCCTGATCCTTTAGGATTAATATTGATATCAACATTTGTTTCACCTGAAGCTGTAAATGTTGGACCATTACCTGTTGCCGCGTTAGCATATGTTAATTCATTAACTGCTGAACCTGTAGCTGTTAATAAAAATAATTCATTTCCGTTAGTATCTAAAATTGAAGTACCAATTTTAGGTGCTGTTAAAGTTTTGTTTGTTAAAGTTTCTGTTCCAGTAAGAGTTACATCTCCATCACCAGTTCCCGCTGGTAAAGTGTAAATGTCTGGGTTAGTTCCATCATTTGCTGTAGCAAATAAAACTGCATCGCCTTTATCGGTTGCTGAAAAAGTAAAAGTATCTCCTGAACCAGACACATATTTAAATTGTACTGTGTAAGCACCTGATGTTGAATTTCTGATGTAAAATATTTTTTCTACATCTAAAGGAATTGTTACAATTTGATTTCCAGTAATTGAACCTGTAAGCTCAATCATTGCATGTTGAGCTGTTCCAGTAGTGTTTCCATCTACGATTGTTAAAGCTGTAGTTTGTGCTCCACCAGCAATTGATTGTGCGTTAAAACCACCTGTTAACTGTTCAAATAAAGATAAATTGTTATTAGTTTTTGTTCCCCATGTACCGGCATTTTCGCCAGTTGCCATTAGTTCTATACCAAGATCTGTATAAGTTGATGCCATAATTTTGTTCTCCTAATTAGTACTCTTTTTTTAATTCCTTTTATTCTTAATGTCAATAATATATTGAATTATTCTCCCATTACAACACGAGTATAATTACCACTTTGATCACATGTTATTCGTTCATAACCTATAGGTGCTACTCCTATTGGTGAAATACTAGCAGTTGCAGAAACTCCTGTCAAGCCCATGACATCTGCTGGTGTTCCTGCAGGAAATGAACCAACTGCTGATGTTGTGCTTAATCCAGTTAAACCCATTACATCTGCTGGTATTAAAGATCCTACTGAAGAAGTTGCAGAAACTCCTGTTAAATCTATAACTGGGTTTGAAGCAATTGATATTGCACCAACCGCTGAAGTTGTGCTTAATCCTGTTAAGCCCATTACTTGATCTGAAGGATCTATTGTTCCTACTGCTGAAGTCATGCTTAATCCTGTTAAAGACACGTCTATACTAAAATCTAAAGATATTGATCCTAGTGTTGAAGTAGCAGAAACCCCAGTTGGAACAAATGTAAGATCAGAAGATGGTGTTGGAACTCCAACAGAAGATGTTGTGCTTAATCCAGTTAAACCCATGACGTCTGCAACATCTAGAATATATTCACCACCCCAAGTGTTTCCACCCCAAGTTTGAATACCCCAATTGACATCTTCTCCAACATTTGATTGTAATTCTAAACCAGTGAGAGAAACTGTTAAACCAGATGCTCCCCAATTTTCAACGCCAAAACCATCTTGACCCCAACCTGTATTTATATCAGCTGTAATTGTTGGTGAACCTACTGATGAAGTAGAAGAAACACCTGTTAAACTAACGTCAGTTCCATCTTGAGAACCCCATGCATTTAAATTCCAAGTAAAAACTCCATATGTATTAGGATCAACAGTGTTAGCTTGTCCACCCATAGCATTGTGATATTGACAATAATAATAAAGAGTGGGTGCACTAGCAGCAACTACAATTTGTACATACGCTCCGGATTGTCCTGTTGTTCCGTTTGTTGTTACACCGGTTGTATATTCACTACCACCGTTGTGAGTTCCATCGTTTGTTGTTGAAAATTTGAATGGGTGAGAACCCATCGTGCTATCAGAAACATCAAATCTATACGTTCCACTCTCTGCTAAATTTAATGTAGGTTGTTGTACGCCATCAATAAAATATTTATTGCCGGAACCAGTTGAAACAACTGTTACTGTAAATGTTCGGGTAACCGACATAAGGATTTCCTCCTTATGCTATACGAAGTATTGCGTTAGATGCGTCTGCTGTTGGAAATTGAACTGTAAAAGTTCCACTTGTTACAGTTTTGTCTGAACCAAATGCGATTGCACAAACTGCTGGATCGCCAGATGCTGAATCATTAAAAATTAAACAACCATTAGCTGTGAAAGATGCTGAAGTCCAAGAAATATCTGCAAAGTCACAACACGCAGTATCTGTAGATAATGCAGGTGTTACACTTGTAAGTGCTTTTCCTTTTGCAGAATACGCAGATCCTGATGTGTTAGATATTTCGTTTGATGTACTGTAAGCTGTTGTTGATTTGTTTAAAGTTGCAGAACTTGTGTACAAAGCTATGTTAAAAGTATTTCCAGACGATGCTGTAAAATTATGTATACCTTGTAAAACTTCTTGTTTAAAACTGTTACATACTGCTGATGTTATTGCCATAATATTTTTCTCCTAATTTTACTGAGGCGGTGACTCGATTGGAATTCTTATTGTACCATCCGTGTAATCGTCTCGTCTTCTTCTTCCAATTTGCATCGCTGCAAACTTTTGTAGTTCAGTTTTATACTTTTGCTCGTATAATGTC